TAGAGTTAGGGTAACTAATCCTGCTCTTTGGGTAACTGGTGAAGGTGCTCCAGACTTTGCACCAAGTCAGTATATTCATTCAGCAGAAATACATGATAGTTATACAGACCCTGATATTACTTTTAATAATCTTTATGCAAGAGGAAAAAATGAAAAAAACTAAGTATATGAAAAAAGGTGGTGCTATGAAAAAGACTAAATATATGTCTAAAGGTGGTGCTATGAAGAAAACTAAATATATGTCTAAAGGTGGTAAACTTACTGGCATGGCTAGACGTAGAAATGCAAGAAGAGGATAATGGGAAAACTTTGTCCAAAAGGTAAAGCAGCAGCAAAAAGAAAGTTTGATGTATATCCATCAGCTTATGCTAATATGTATGCTTCTGCAGTTTGCTCTGGCAAAATAAAACCTGGTGGTAAAAAGAAAAAGAAAAAAACTGGTGGATTAATTCAACTCAAAGAAGGAGGAGGATTACGTAAATGGGTGTCAGAAAAATGGGTAGATATTGGAGCTCCTAAAAAAGATGGTAAGTTTCAACCTTGTGGTAGAAAAAATGCTAAAACATCTAAACGTAAATATCCTAAATGTGTTCCACTAGCAAAAGCTAAAAGAATGACAGCAGGTCAAAAAGCATCTGCAGTAAAAAGAAAGAGAGCAAAAGCACAAGGTGTAGGAGGTAAACCTACATTTGTAAAAACATTTAAAAAAAAATAATCGTTTGACTTTTTAAGTTGGAAGTAAGGTAACTGAAGAAACGCACTAACTTTAATTAGGAGGTGCATTATGAATAATCAAACATTATTTATATTTAAAAAACAACAACAAGAATATAATATGGTAAGACAATTAAAAAAAGTAACTAAACAACTAAAGAAAGCTTCTAAGCTTCATGCAAACCAAGCTAGAATAGTTGCAAATTATGTGAAAAAAAATGACAAAAAAAAGAGACCCAAAAGTAGGAACAGGAAAAAAGCCTAAAGGTTCTGGTCGTAGATTATATACAGACGAGAATCCTAAAGATACAGTTAGAATTAAATATGCAACTGTAGCAGATGCAAAGAAAACAATAGCTAAAGTTAAAAGAATAAATAAACCTTATGCTAGAAAAATACAAATACTAACTGTATTAGAACAAAGAGCAAAGTTTGGTGGTAAACCAGAGCAATCAAGATTAGCAAAAGCTGCTAAGAAACAATTAAAGGAAAAGCATAGAAAATATGGCTAGTTCAGGAACTTATAATTTTAATCTAGATATAGATGAAGTAATTCAAGAAGCTACAGAAATGATAGGTGGTGAGCAAACTCTTGGTCATACACCACAATCAGCTAGAAGGTCTATAAACTTATTATTAAATGATTGGCAAAATAGAGGTGTTCTATTATGGACAACATTTACTACAGCAGTTACAGTAGCAACAAGTGTTACATCTTATGATTTAGAAAACTCAGTAAATGATGCATTAATTATAACAGTTAGAGCAAGTGCTGCTGCAACAGAAACACAATTAACAAGAATATCATTTGAAGAATATAATGTACTACCTAATAAATCACAAACAGGTAGACCAACACAATATGCTATAAAAAGAAATGTAGATAAACCTACAATATTTTTATATCCTATACCTGATAATAGTTCAGAGATATTAACAATAGAAGCAATACGACAATTAGAAGATGTAAATAAATCTGCAGAACAAAATGCAGATATACCAAAAAGATTTTTACCTTGTTTAACATATGGGTTAGCTTATTATCTTTCACAAAAAAGAGCAGGTATACCTATGGATAGAATTAGTATGTTAAAAACAAGTTATGAAGAAACATTAAAAAGAGCTATGGAAGAAGATAAAGAAAGAGCAAGCATTTATTTTAAACCTAAATTAGGATATATTTAATGTCTAGAAGAAGTACAAAAGCAAGAGCTATGTGTGATTCATGTTCATTTGTTTATGACATGAGAGTTATGAAATTAAACAGTTATGATATGTTAATATGTCCTGAATGTTTTGAAGGTAATTATGATTTAAAAAATCATCCACAAAATAAATCTGCTGATGTAAGAGATGATACTATAGTTCAAAATGCAAGACCAGATATTTTTGGTAGAAATCTTAAATGGGAAGATGCTAATGTTACATGGAATGATGTTCCAACACCAGATACTAGAAAGTGGGGTACAGTATGAGTGATTTAACCAATAATTTAATTAATGCTACATATAAAAAATTATTACAAGTTAGTACCTCTGGTAACACAGGTATATCAGGAACACTAACAAATGTTCAAACAGGAGATGGAACTAATACAGCAGTTAAGATAGCTACAAGTGCTGTTCAAGTAGATGGTACATTATTTGTAGGACAAACCTTTGGAGTATCAGGTGATGCTTCTGTAGCAGGTAACTTAGCTATATCTAATAAAGTTTGTGCTAGTGCTTTTCATGGTGATGGTTCTAATTTAACAGGTTTAGTATTTACAGGTGATGTATCTGTATCTAGTTTAATAGTTACTAATAATGTAACTGTAGGTGGTAATGTTACTATTGGTGGTAATATTATGGTATCTGGTGGTGAGATACAAGTTAAAAATACAGGCACACAATCTAATATAAAACTATATTGTGAATCTTCTAATGCACATTATGCAGCATTACAAGCTCCACCACATAGTTCTTTTAGTGGTAATATAACAATAACACTTCCAACAAGTGCAGCAACATTAGTTGGTACATCTACAACAGATACATTAACAAATAAAACATTTGGTGATGCAGTAACTTTTGATGATGATATATCAGTTAGTGGTAATTCAAACTTTGGTGGTACTGTAACAGTTGCAGGAGCAACATCATTAGCATCTACATTAGCTGTAGGTGGTGCTGCTACTTTTGAAAGTACAGCAACTGTATCAGGAACTGCAGGTTTCTTAGGAGCTGTTAGAGTTTCAGGTAATACATCTGTAGGTGGTACATTAGATGTTGCAGGTAATGTAAGTCTTGGAGGTAATGTAACTGTAAAAGGTGATGTTCATGTTAGCTCTAAAGTATGTGCATCTGCATTTTATGGTGATGGTACAAATATTACAGGTATACCTATTACAGGTAACATATCAGTTTCAAATGCAAATGTAGGTGGTACATTATTTGTATCTTCTACTGCAACAATAAAAGGTGCTACATCTTTAGCATCTACATTAAGTGTAGGTGGAGCAGTTAATCTTGCAAGTACATTAACAGTAGCAAGTAATATTTCTGTAGGTGGCACATCTAATATAACTGGTAAAGCAGAATTTGAAGATGATGTTTCTGTATCAGGTAATACAGCTATAGGTGGTACACTTGATGTGGCAGGTAATGTATCATTAGGTGGTAATGTTACAGTTAAAGGAGATGTACATGTAAGTTCTAAAGTATGTGCTTCAGCTTTCTTTGGAGATGGTTCTAATTTAAGTAATATTACTGCTGTTGTTCAAGGTAACATATCTGTTAATAATGCAACTATAGGTGGTAATCTTTTTGTAGGTGGTACAGCAACAGTTGTAGGTAATGCTACATTTGATGGAGATATATCAGTATCAGGAGATATAAATGTTGGAGGACATGTAACTATTGCAGGAGCAGTACAATTAGGTTCTACATTAAGTGTCACAGGTTATTCACATTTTAAAGATGATGTATCAGTAAGTGGTAATGCTATCGTAGGTGGTACAGTAAGTGTTGGTGGTGGTATTATTGATTTAAAAAATACAGGTTCACAATCAGAACTTAGAATGTATTGTGAGTCAAGTAACGCACACTATGCTGCATTAAAAGCACCTGCACACTCTGCATTTTCTGGTAATATAGCTTTAGTAATGCCTGCAGTTGATGATACATTAGTAGGAGAAGCAGCGACACAAACATTAACTAATAAAACATTTGGAGATAAAGTAGACTTTGATAATGATGTTTGTATATCAGGAGATGCTTTTATAGGTGGTACAGCAACAATAGCAGGTAATGCATCTGTAGGAGGAACATTAACAGTAGGTGGTAAAGCAGAATTTGATGGTGCTGTTTGTATATCAGGTAATACTGAAGTAGTTGGTAATCTTGCAGTAGGTGGTACAGCAACTGTAGCAGGTAATGCTTCAATAGGTGGCACAGTATCAGTAGGTGGTGCTGTTAATTTATTATCAACAGTAACAGTAAGTGGTGCAGCAGGATTTTTAACAACAGCAAGAGTATCTGGTAATACAACAATAGGTGGTACTTTAGATGTTGCAGGTAATACATCAATAGGTGGAACTTCAAATATTACAGGTAAAGCAGAATTTGAAGATGATGTATCAGTAAGTGGTAATGTTGTAATAGGTGGAACAACAACAATTACAGGTAACTCTGGTTTCTTAGGTACAATAAGAGTATCAGGTAATACTTCATTAGAAGGACAATTACAATTAACAAAAAGTGCAGCAGCAGTTGTATGTGCAACAGCTATTAATGGTGTAGCATCTGTATCATTAAACTTTGGTAATGCACAAAACTTTAGTACAACAGTTACAGCAGCACATACATTAGCTAAACCTATAGGATGTAGAACAGGACAAACAGGAAGTATTTTCTTGACACAGAGTGGAGGAAGTGGAACTATGGCATATAATGCAGATTTTAAATTTATAGGTGGCACAGACCCAACCTTATCAACAGATAATGGTGCAGTAGATAGATTAGATTATATTGTAGTATCTGCATCTAGTGATGGAGTTGGTGGAGATATACAAATGGTAATTTCACAGGCATACGCATAATGGGAGTCTTTCAAAATAATTTATTAGCAGGAGCTGCAGCAGCAGCAAGTGCAGGTGGTGGAGGATTTTATTCATATCAGATAGAACAGTCAGCTAGATTTGATAGAGCATCAAGTTCTTATTTATATTATTCTGTACCTAGTGGTAGTTCTTCTAGTGCTAATTGGACAGTATCTTTATGGATGAAAAGAAGTCAATTAGGAATTGGTGACCCTACTTTACTGGGTAATAGTGGTGGTTGGATGAGAGTTAAAATAAATAGTAGTGATGCATTAATAGCACAAACTCAAACAACTTTTACAAGTTCTTTTCTTTTAAGAGATACTGGTGGTTGGATAAATTTGGTAATGAACTCACAAGATACAAATAATTTTAAAGTATATGTTAATGGAGTTGACCAAACATCATTATTAACAAAAACATCTGTTGCATCTATGATAAGTTTTTTTTATCCATCTACAAATGCTTATATAGGAACTGATACTGGAGGTTCTACTAAATACTTTGATGGTTATTTAGCTGAAATACATTTAATATATGGACTAAATAAAGATGCTGATGATTTTGGGGAAACTAAAAATGGTGTTTGGGTACCTAAAGCATATACTGGTAGTTATGGCACGTATGGTAGTTATTTAAAATTTGAAAATGCAAGTGATTTAGGTAACGATAGTTCAGGAAATAATAACGATTGGACAGTAGGTGGAATGGGTACAGACCATCAAGTTCCTGATAGTCCAACATTTGGTAGTTAATATGAAAGGATATACTATATATGGCAAGTAGTGGAAATTTTATGACGTGGAGTTCTTTATGGAGTTGTGATAGTTCTTATCCTCCTTCATCTAATGTTTTTTCTGGTGGTAATTGTAGATATTCTAGTTCAAATTCAAATAATGGTTTTGGAGCTACATATTCTTTTTTGAGTGGTAAGTGGTATTGGGAAGTATATATAGTTGCTAATGGAAATAAACAACTTATTTTAGGAGTAGTTACACCAGAAACTAAAATTGTATCTCAACAATTATGGAACACAGTAGGGATTTATGGAGTAACAAGTGGAAGTGGTATTGGATATAAACTAATAGAAAACTCACCAGGATTTGTAGAGATTAATGGATTTGATGATATTGCAAATGGAGATATAGTTCAATTAGCTTTTGACAGAGATAATTATAAACTATGGGTAGGAAGAAATAATACTTGGTTAGAATCTGGTAACCCTGCAGGTAATTCTAATCCTTTAATAAGTGGTAGTGATTTTGCGTTTCAAGGTGGTGCAGTTATGCCTGTTATAGGACAAGGAAGTAGTAGCACATTTACTATGGTATTAAATGCAGGACAAGACGATACATTTGGTGGAGAAATTACAGCAGCAGGTAATGCAGATGGTAATGGACATGGTGTATTTAAGTATGCACCACCATCAGGATTTTTAGCACCATGTTCAGCTAACTTACCTATATCAGATGACATAGACCCTGCACAAACTGATGACGATTATCCCCAAAAGCAATTTTTTATATCTCAATATGCAGGAAATCTTACTAACAGAACAATAACCACAGAAGCACAACCAGATTTAATTTTTATTAGAACTTATGATAATGCACAAGATTGGTATGTAGTAGATTCAAGTAGAGGTATTACAGATAATAAATATTTGATTACTAATAAAACTGATGCAGAAGCAACATTACCACAAAGTAATTTTCAATCTGTGGGTTCTACATCTGTAGGTATATCTTCTGGAACTTATTTAAATAGTACAGGAGCAAATTATCAAATGTGGATGTGGCGAGCTAATGGAGGAACAACAGCTAGTAATTCAGATGGTTCAATAACTTCCACAGTACAAGCAAATACAAAAGCAGGTTTTAGCATAGTAACATGGACTGGAACAGGAAGTGCAGGAACTGTTGGTCATGGGTTAGGTGCAGTTCCTAAATGGATAATAGTTAAAAATCGTAGTTCAGTTAAAAATTGGGCTTGTTATCATGTAGATGGTAATAATGGTGGAACAAGAGCTTTATTACTAAATACTGATGGAGTTGATAATGCTTCATCATATTGGAATAGTACACAACCTACGAGTAGTGTATTTTCAATAGGTGGTGCTACAGAAGTAAATGAATCTAGTTCTAATATGGTGGCATATTGCTGGACAAATGTAGAGGGTATGCAAAAGTTTGGAAGCTACAAAGGAAATGGTAATGCTGATGGACCATTTATATATTTAGGATTTAGACCTGCCATGATATTCTTTAAAAGAACAGATAGCACTAGTGGTTGGACAGTAGTAGATACAGCAAGATATACTGCTAATACATCAAATGGACCAGGAAGATTAGAATTTAATTTATCTAATGCAGAAACAACAGGTAGTTCTGCTTTAAGAGAAATGGATGTACTTTCTAATGGTATAAAAATTAGGACTTCTAATGGTAACATAAATACAGATGGTGGTGATTATGTCTTTGGAGCTTGGGCAGAGGTGCCTTTTCGTTATAATAATGCAAGATAATTTTAGGAGGTGAAATAATATGTGGGCTTATATAAAGGATAATAAAATAGAACAAATCTATGCAAGACCAAAATCTTTGGTAATAGGTGAAGTTCGTTATCCATCTAATATGTTTACTAAATATACAGATGCTGAGAAAGCTGCTATAGGAATATATCCTGTAGAAGATACTGGTACAAAAGGAGATGATAGATTTGAATATACTTCACAAGCTACATATACTTGGAGTGCTTCTGATAAAAAAGTAACAACATCTTATACAATAACAGAAAAATCTTTAGTAGATGTAGAAGCTAAAGATGAATCTGGTAATAATATATTAGATGAAAAAAATAATAAAACTTATATCTATGGTTTAAAAACACTAGCTAAAAATTTAGCTAAAAAACAAGCTAATGATTATATAGCTAGATTTAATTGGTTAGTAGAAAGAAGTATCTATGACAGTAGTAAAGCTATACCAGATGTAGTTAAAACATATGTAGCAGCTATTAAAACTGATTGTGCTGAAATAGAAACAGCTATAGATGGTGCAAGTGATATGGCAGCATTTAAATTATTATATGCAGATACTTACAAGGAAGTAGATGGAGAACAAGTAGTAGATGTAGTAGCAAGAATAAATAGATGGAGTGATGATTATGATGTTCAAAACTATGTTAGATAGAATAAAAGATTTTTATAAAAAAATTAAAAAAAGATTATTTGGTAAACTTTGCGAATGTAATGATTAATAGGAGAATAAAATATGGCATCAACATTTACAAGTAGCTTACGACTAACAAAACAGGGTGATGGAGATAATCCTAACTCATGGGGTGTTGTATTAAATGATGGTGTTATTAGTTTAGTAGATGATGCTATTGCAGGTTATACAACAGTATCTTTAGGTTCAGCAGCAACAGTTACACTATCAGCAGTTGATGGTGGTGGAGATGTACCACGTTCTGCATTTTTAGAACTTAAAGGTTCAGTAGGTGGAGCTAATAATACTATCTCTATGATAATACCTGCTCAGTCTAAAAGCTATGTTATTAATAATAAAGTATCTGCTAATACTACAGCAAGTGATGTAGTTAAACTTAAGACAGCTAGTGGTGATGGACACACAATACCTTTTGGTTCTATAGGTTTAGTTATCTGTGATGGTACAAGTGTATTTGGTACAAATGTAACTGGTTTAGGTTTTGGTACAGCAGCTTCTGCAGATTTAGGCACAGGTGCAGATAATGTAGCAGTAGTATCTACAAATGATTTACGTTATCCTAGAGTATCTGTAACATCTAATGCTACATTACGAGGTGATTTAAATATAGAAGCAGGTTCTTTAAAAGTAGGAACATCTGCTAGAGCATATAATCCAATAACTACATTAACAGATGCTGCAAGTATAGTAGTAGACTTTGCATTAGGTAATAACTTTTTAGTTACTA